TTGAAGCTCATCCGGTTACATCGGAGGAGATGTACGGCAAGAGCGTAAAGTCCCTATTCGAAGAGTACTGTGGGCATCTGGTCGTCGATCAGAAGTTCATCCACAAACTCCAGTCGTACCGTCAGACCTTTGCCAACAAGAACGAAGACCACGTGGCTTTCTTCGGTGGGCATTTGATGGGTGTGCAGGAAGTCAAGTTCCTCCCCTCTGACAAAGCCGAATGGTTCAACAACCTGCTCGACGTCGATGAGATCACCCTGCAAGACGAATTGCTCACGCTCAAGACACTCGTGCCTGATCCAACCAAGGTGCGTTTCGTATCGACTGACGTGATGAACCTGTCCTGTCTGTGGCTGATCCACAAGATCTACGCTTCAGCTTTGCCAGAGAAAGTCCGTCACCAAGGCATGATCGATTGCATGCTCGTGCTGGAATACAAGTTCATCACCTCCATCTTGGCCTACTGGTTCCCACACCGTGCTGACGAAGCCGTTGCAGTGGCCACGTACGCTCGCTTGACCAAGAAGTTCAAGCTGAAGGAAGTGGGCAGTTGGGGCGCATTGCTGTTGTACCTTGCCGAGCACATGCTCAGTGAGAAGTCCCCGCACTTCAAGAACAACACGTTCCAGAAGTTCACCGATGACTTCGACATCATTTACATGGTGAACGACATCCAGGGTCGGATTAAGGATTACCTGAAGAACATCCGGGATGAGTTCGAAATCGTCCGGCGTGACCCAACTGCGCTGATTCGAACTAACAGCAACACCGTTACAATAGATGGAGAGGTTTTAGTAAAAAACAAGCGCAATGTGTATTCGACGTATCGTCGGTACATAAACGACGTGATGGCGGACAAGAACAGCTTCATCATCAAAGAGCTGTCCGAGATCGTTGTCAGCACCATGCCTAAGCTGCCGTACCGCAACATGGTCGACACGCTTGAGTACATGACCCGCAATTCAGGGATCAAGGGCGACAAGAACGTTGCCATCCTGACAGACCTGGTCTTGGAGCACTTGTTTGAGTTCATCTCCAGTAACCGTGCCACTGTGAACACCCGTGACTTGGCTACCTTGTTGACCAAACTGAAGAACCTCTACACCGCGTCCCGTGCAGCGAACCCATTGCTGCTTGAGATCCGGAACATCGGGGAGAAAGTGGTCTTGAAAGCAGTGAAGACCAAGAACCCCTCGCTGGTGGCTTCTATCCGTACCGGTGTGCTCCTGTACGTCGTTCTCAGGACGATTACCATGAACCACTACCGCAAGTCCTAAGCAAGCAGCATAGAGCCCGGAGCAAGCGCTCCGGGCTCTATGCCGTTAGCGTACCTCTACAGCATTCTTACTTGGTACAGCACTGCGCATGATACTGCTGGCAGAGCGCGAAAGATTGATCTCTCGACCCGGCCCAGTGTTGCGGTTACCCAAGTTGATCTTCTCGATCATCTCTTCTTTGATCTGATCCAAGTTACTGAACCGGCCTGCATCGAAGTTCTGGTCGATCTTGCTGTACGTGAGCTCGATCTTGTTCTCAAGCTTACGTTGTTCCATTGGAGAGCGGCAGTTAGCCAAGGCTTCCGAGAGCTCATCCAACTGAGTGCGCAACTTCTCTTGGTGATCATAGCGTTGCTGCTCGACCCACGAGAGTTTGTTCTCAGCCTCGTACACACGTCGTTTCACCTCAGAGAGCGTGATACCGTAATGTTCAAGGTTACCAGCGTACGTCAGGAACCAATGCGCCATGAGCCACGAGATTACATGGTCATCGTGTCCACTGGCATCGTGGTCGATCCGGTTGTTCTTCGTAACGAGTTTCGCAATCTCGCTCTGAAGCTTCTTGTCACGGACACTGGCACCGGAGCGCTTAGCCGCTTCTTGAATGATCGGACCGTACAGCATTTCCCGCAGAGGGCCGTTGGTTGGGAAACCAAAGTTCTTACGGTATTGACGGTAGTTGTCACGGTCAGTCTTGAACGCAGCGTAACGAGCACGGCCAGCGTTAGACAGTTCCTTGTCATCCACCACAGTCGAGTACAGACGCTTCGCAGGGTCGATACCATACAGCGGCAAGTTGAGCAGCAAGTAGTCAAGGATACCGATCCACGTCGACTTCGCCTCACCAATCACTGTCATCTTCGGATACTTGGAAATGAACCGAGCCAGCCACGACGAGAAGTGCTGCAAGTTAGAATCGTTGATCGTCCACGCACCCACAACTTCCAAGGTACTATTATCCAGAATGACGCCCGTGATGTTATCTCGACCGGTTGCGTTTGAAGTATCCACACCCATGGTCAATTCACGTTTCAAGATACCTTGCCGTACTTCGTGCTCTGGAATGTGCCAGCGAACGATGTACTTCTCTTTCTCGTATTTCTCCGTGTACAGCGGCGGAGTAACCGACTCGTGGATCTTACGCAGCAGTTTCTTGGACAGTGGGTTGGAAAGCGTACCCGAAGTCCACTCGTTCAAGTAGTCTCGACGTACTTCGTCACCTGACTGACGAGATTCCGCAATCTTCGTCCTGAGCCACTGGTCATCGAAGCCCAGTTGACGGTGGTTGAAGGTGCCGTTGATCAGCAGGGAGTCTTTGTTACTACAGCAGTTACGCACAGTCTCGTACAGATCCTGCTGGTTCTTCGAGTCGTAGAAGATGTCGTCCCACTCTGCCCCACTGGTCATCATCTTGTACGCATAGGCCCCTTCAGTGGAGTCCAGCATACCGGCCGTTGTAGTGAAGATGTTCCCGAATGGCAGGCCGTTGCGTTTGGCTTCTTCACGCGCGGCACCACCACCTGCAAGCATTACACCGAGAGAGATGTGAACGTTCTTCAAAAACGCAATCTCATCCGCATGTTGATGCGGTACGGTCAAACCCCGGCCCAGGTTACGTGCAGCATCCTCGTCTTTCTGCGGGATGTACACAACCATGCGGTTGCCTTGAGCCAAGTTGGTGAATTCTTTCTGGTTGTCAGTATCCTTTTTAGTGATACGCACCAGGTACTTCGGCAACAGTCCCCTGAGTTTCTTGAGACGGTTGATGTGTTCCTTAAACAAGTCACCCTTGGTGAACAAGTTGGAACGGGCGTTACGTGCACCGAACAGCTGATACCAAACGCTGATGCCGTCGGCGTTCAATGACTTACCTGTCTGACGAATCTGGACAAGGAAGTAATCAATGTGGTTAAGGAAGCTCCACCAAAGTGAAATGTTCCCTCGGTTGGCATTCAACTTGACGGGCGTGTCACCCGCTGTCGGAGGAACGCGCATGACTTCTCGAATGAAGTACCACGGGTTGAACGTACATTCCACACGGATCTTGAACTGTTGACTTTCCGTGAGGTCTTCAGCAAACGGATCAACCCCTTGCAAGTCCGGCTGCATCAGCGCCAGCATGAACAAGTGGTTCTTGATACCCATGCGCTTCAACAGACCGGAGAATTCCAAGAACGACGTGTTCTTAGTCTTCAGGTCCCAGTTCGCTGTGGGGTATCGATCCCAATCTTCATCGAAGAGAATCGTTTCCATGAATAATCACCGGAGACCTTGCGGCCTCCGGCGCCTATGTTGAGGTTAGTTGCTCTGCTCAACTGCCAAGCCGGTAACGCCCAACTCCAGACGGGTGTTGGAAGTGTCACGCAGCCAGCGGATGTAGACGGTTTCCCCGATGGTGACGTCGTTGAGGATCGAGAATTCTTGATCCCACTGACTAACGGAGAACTCGTACTGACGTCCTTTAGTGCTGATGACGAAGTGAGTAGGCAGTGGTGCCTGGACTTCACTGGTGTCATCGAACAGAGGGTTGACCCCGTAGAACAGTTTGTCGAACCACTGTGCTTGGGTGGCGCAGCCGTTCTTAACAGACATGTACGACAGGTTGACGTTGACGAAACGGTTGCTGGCCACGATACCTTCGCCGAAGAACTCGACTTGGGTCGGATCGAGCTTGACTTGCCACTTGGTACCTTTCTCGATACCTGCTTGACGCAGGGCGATCTCGGTGTTCTGGACAAACTTGTGCTCTTTGAACATCGGGTCGACCTTGTCCAACTGCACACCGAACTTCAGGCGCTGACGGGTCGTGTAGTTCTGACCGTCGAACACTGCTTCGTTCTCTGGTGTCTCCACAATGTTGCGTGGCAGACGGTAGTAAACGTCGCGGTCCATGCTGAACAACCAGAAGTCGAGGTCGTAGCGAGAGCCAGCCTTGTTCCAAGTCGGGAAGACGTACAGCTTGAGGCTGTAAGCACTGTCCGCAGCAATCGCCTTGATAGCGAAAGGTTCAGTGATGTTGCCGTTCTCAGTCACACCGTGCGAGATGGAGTATTCCTGCTCGCTCAAGCGGTAAGACAACGTCAATGGCATGATCGCAGACTGGATCGTCGGGGTGTACCATTGCAGGCCGTGCAGGGACATCTTGCCCATACCGTCCAACGTGATAGGCACATCAACAATCTCGCCGGTGTTGTACAGTACCTGGCCAGTGATGACCAAGGTCTTGACATCGTAGTTGATCGGAATGAGCAACAGGCGAGGATCAGAATCCGACAGGTACGGGCTCTTGATGCTGATCGACTTGACGTTCTTCAAGCCAGCCTCGGAACGACGCACCAACGCAGTGTTCTGCACCAGCATGACCGCGTGAGACAGTGGACCGTTAGCGCCGTACAGCACAACAGTCACCACCTCGCCATCAGGCAACTCACGGTTGGTGCTACCAGCCATCGGTGCCCAGATCGCTTTGTTGTTGATGTCGTCAGTCGCTACCAGTTCCAGTGGGATGTTCTCCCCTTGGAATTCCTGAGAAGGCGTGTAGTACGAACTGATGACTTCGCCCGAAGTCTCGTTGATGTCGGTGCCCAAGAAGACCTTGTAGCAGTACGCATCGGAGCGGTACAGGTGAAGACGAGCATCTACTTGCAGGCTGTACGGCATTTGACGGGTGTCAATGTAAACACGCCACGTCTCAGACTGCTTGCCTGTGCCCACGCCGAGCAACACGTCAACGTCAACGTCGGTGTCACTGCCTGGTTGAAGAACCCACGGGATCGAAGTGCTCAACCCAGTGGAGATATCGATGGTGGTAACACGCCGGAAGCCGGTTTCCCAGTCGATGATCATGTCGTCTTTGTTTGGACACCAGACACCGGTCCCGGTCGGGCCGGTAAAGATCTCTGGACGATTCCAAACCTTGAAACCTCGATTGAGGTCGCTATACCCAATGTCTGGGATTTTAGCCGATTCAACCACCAACGTCGTACCGTTACTGGCAACTAGAGTAACAGGGGTATCTGACATTTTATCAATCACGGGGGTGCTACCCCCGTGCTCCATGTAAACGATCTAACTTACGCCAGAGGCCGGATCGAGATGAACTGACTGATGTTTACTTTGTCCTTGAGATAAATGCGAATCACACGTCTCAAGAAGTTGTATTGATACAGCCCGAGTTCGAACGGCTCGTAGCTTTCATGAGGATGGACATTGACGTAGTCAGGGTCGAGGTTCTTGGAGGTTGGTTCGTAAGGCAGCAACCACTCGTACGGCTTGGCCAATTGCTTGACCAGGTTGTCGCTGTACGCAGCGTTGTCGATCTCGGTTTCAGGGATGTAACCTTCGTCCAAGTCGTGCATGATCTTACTGATGAACGGACTGTAGAGTACGTGTGGACCAGGGATGATGTTCGGACCGTCAATAACGGGCTGCCCCATCTTCTCGGTCATGTAGTCTTCGATCTCCTTGTCAGTGGCCTCAGCCAGCATACGCATGGCGTAAGTGTCATCCAACGTCACGCCACGCAATGGGATGATAGGTTCGATCACTTGATAAGGAGCACCATTGTCCACGTTGTTCAGCTTGACGCCAGGCTTATCTTCCACCCAGTCCAAGTCAGTCCGCTCGTAGATACGCCCGCCCGCAGTCACACGAATCACTTTATCGTCCCGCAGGTTCCACCGGTTGTTACGGCTCAGCCAACCCTGTTCGACATAGCCGAACTCAGACTGCTTGACCCGCGACATGTCCTTGTTACAGAACCCCGTACCGCGGATCGTGATTCGGTTAGGCGAGCCATCACGGGTGCGCCACACCTTGTTGACGATGCAGACCTCTTTCCCGTTCATGAACCAGTCGAGACCTTCGATCAGTGAATGACCGTTGAGCCACAACTCCAACACGCCCATTGGGATCTCGCTCAGGTTCAAATAAGGAGTCCCATCCAGACGCACTTCCTCAACGTTCAAGGAGAACCGCAACAAACCGTCGGGGTAATCCAAGTCAAGGTTGTAGGTCAGGAAGCTATCGTCCAACTTGATCGCGGTGTAGAACTTCTTGCGATCCACTGCCCACACGATGTTCTTGCCCACCACCGAGTAGTAAGCCTCATCACCGGTTACGTCGATCCAACGGTCATCAGGGAAGCCGTTAACCATGTTGCAGACGTAGCAGCGGTAGTTGTAGATCGTCGACACCTCAGCGTCACCGCCGAAGACCGTTGAGCTGGTACGGCCACCCTTACCCACGAACGCTTCGATGTACTTGCAATTGACATTGCGAGCCACGTACCACTGCACGTTGGTGTTGATGAACCAACCCAGCAACAGGCCATTGGCGTCGTACTCGTACACGGTGCTTTGACCACGCAGACCGAACGGCAACTCAACCCAGCGGTTAGCGTTCACGACCTTTTGAGGGGTGTCAGCCAACAGCTTACTGATGGCGTTATACCCGTAGGCAGCTTCCACCATGTCGCGGGTAATCGTCCTGTCCGGAGCGCGCATGATCGCCGGGTACATGGAGTCTTCCAGCGCAGCCGCCTTCCAGACCGAGACCGTGGCCTCAGTGCCGATCACGGCATCCATAAAGGCCGTGTCGCTCAACTTGTACAGCTCACGGATGTGATGGGCTTCGTCAATCAGAGGCTTATCCATCCCGCCATGACGAATCACAAGCTGCACGGTCAGTTCGTTGATGACTGACATGGTTGGGTGAAGCGCGGCATAACGTTCCACGTACTGCACCGGGATCGAATAGTCACGGTGAGTCACCATGCGCAACGAGTCTTCGGCATTCTTGTGGTAGTAGACGCCAGTGTAGCCATTGACGTTGACCCGCTTGATCAGGAAGATGTCCAGATCATCACGATAGTCGATGAAGTCGTCGGTCTTTGCCGTCTGGTGCAGGAAGTACTTCTGCTGCGCATCCAGGTTGGACAAGAACACTTCCAACTGAGCAACCGGGAACTCGATGACCTCACGGATCGAACTGTCACGAACCACTTCCACCATGTCGCCACGTTGAACGGTGGCCACGTTGATGCTCTGCACCTTGCGCCCATTCACAAACGCGTAGGTGTAGCCAGTCTTGGCCATCATGTCACGGTAGATCTTGGAGATGGTGCTGATGTTGTCCGTGGAGACTGGTACCATGTAACGGTACTCAATCCCTTCATCCAAGTCATTCGAATCCGCCTTCTCAAAGTAGGCGTTCGAGTAGAAGCGGAAGAACAACGGTTCGCTACCGAAGTCTCCCAGCAACTTGGTATCTTTAACCGCGATCGCCAAGTTACCATCTGGTGTGGCCAAGAAGAACACCAACTCACGAGGAACCATGAGACCCGACTCAGTATAGACGTCGATCACCATGCGCTCCAAGACCATCTGCTGACTGGCGGCTGTCCAAGACAGTTCCGTCAGAGTCAACCCGAGGTTCGAGAAGATGACTGGGCCAACCTGATACAAGTGATACCAGTCACCCTGGGTAGGCAATTGGTAGCGCGTCCAGATCAGGTCAGTGCTGCCACGAACCCCGATGGGTGGGCTGAGGCGAGCAGGACGGAAGATGTGCTGTCTGTCCTGCTCTGGTGCACACCACGCCTTAGCGTAAGCGTGGTTAATCAAGAAATCATCGGAGGTCATGGACTCACCCTTTCAATTAACGCAGTGCCGGATAGCGGTTACGACCGACCGTCACGGACAGGTTCTTGGTGAACTCTTTGTCGTTGCCCGCAGTGATGAAGCGCTCAACCAACATGCCCAGACCTGACTTGCGCCAGACCTTGGAGTTAGCCGCAGCTTCTACCAACGCCAAGAAGATCGGCGGGTATTCAACAGCAGCGTTGATCAAGTCTTCTGCACCGAAGCCAAACCACGACTTGTTCAGAACAGTCACCATGAGGCCAGCGTTGGCCATCGCCATGCGGGTGTTTTCTGGGAACGCTGCACGAGCGGCGTCGATGTAGTCGATCATCGAGGACAGGTAGTTGGTGTCTTCTACCATGCTCTGAATGATGTCGGCCGGGTGGCGGGTCCAACGGTAAACCAGACCAGCAATTTTGGCTTTGCCCTTCGTGGAAGTGGCTTCACCAGCATCATGGTATAGATGAGCGTAATAAATTCCCGTCAGAATCTGCACTCTGCGCTGGGTCTCTTCATCCGTTCCAAGATGCTTGTTCAGTGCATGACTAACCCACGAGATGAACACTGTCGCTGGCAGATCACCCGCTCGCATCAGATCCAAACGGGTGGTTTCGTTAGCAACCCAGTACGAAGTCAATTCCGCAACGCGGTAGATGAAGTCGTATTGAGTTTGGTTATTCACCACAACCCCACCAGGCTGGTTAGGGTCTTTGCGCATGAACGAACGGCCGTCGACAAACACTGCATCTGGGTTGACTTTACGGCCGCCCATTTCATGAATGGTGACGGGGATATTGAAAGTGGGAACCTTGTCGCCGTGCGGGGTTACCATGTGGACATTCCCGCCTTCAGCAATGATCGCACGCCCATTTGCCTGCGCAAGCATCAGCTCACTGGCAAGGGTTTCCGTGCGATGTTGTTTAAAAGACGTCGCGTTCCAAGGGCTGTCGATCATTTGCGGAACCTCTTAAGCCAGAGCCTAGTAAAAAAATACAAAATACTATGTGGTGGTGGTATCGAATTCACGATTACCGATTTGCCTACTTCCAGTAGGTGCGGGCCATACCATTCGTAACTTCACGCGCGAAGTTGATTTATTTTTTCCCATGGGAGACATGAAATGTCTGTATCGATGGCTTCGTCTTTGCCAAGAACGGAAGTTCTCGGCTTCAAGGACGTCAGTGGTCGTGGCCAACCGCTTGAGATCAGCACTCTGCCGATCTTCTTGCCGTACATGCCACTCCTGACGGCCTGGGGTCCTGAGGACAACGCACACTTGGTGTCTGGAACTGGCTTCAGCACTATTTACGGAGCCGAGTCGTTCGAAAGCGGTAGCCCGCTGCGTACGCACCAAAGTGTTCTGGCTCAAGAAACTCTGAACGTTGGTGGCATGGCGCTCGTTCGCCGTCTGCTGGCACCAAACGCTGCTCGCGCTAACGTGCGGATCTGGCTCGACATCGTTGCCGACAAGGTCAAGCAGTACGAACGTAACATCGACGGTTCTTTCAAGAAGACCGACGGTGCTCTGGTTGAAACCGGTCTGCCGGTCGATGGCCATCGTGCACGTTTCGTTGTCACCAAGATCGACACGCTCGATGCGCAAGCCGATGACGGCGTCGGTAAAGGTGTAGCGATCACCGGCGGTCTCGTTGCCAGTGATGGTACCGAATCCACCATGTACCCACTGTTCGATATCGACGCTCGCTTCTTCGGCGCGCGCGGTAGCAACACTGGTTTCCGTCTGGTAGCGCCTACCCTGAAAAGCGGCATTGCTGCTAACGCCGATCTGATCGACGAAAAGGGTGCGTACCTGTATCGCTTCTACGCGGCTAGCCGTGTTGACGCTGCAAGCGGCGGTTCCACTCTGTCCACCATGGACGGCGAGCAGTACGTTGAGTTCGCACTGAAGAAAGGCGTGGTCGATAAAAAGACCAACACCAATTACTCGGTCGACAAGCGCATCCTGCCTGCTTACGAGAGCAAGGACCCGAAGAACTTCAACGGCTACGGCCCACTGAAGTCCTTCCACGTTTACCAAGCGAACGTGGCGACCGTTCTGGCACAGATCTACGAAGCAGAGAAAGACTTCGGTCTGATCACTTCGGAAATCACCCCGGAGCAAACCATCAACCTGCTGGGCGCTCTGACCCCAGAAGGTATTCCGTACTACAGCTACCAGATCCTCGGCCCAGCCGATGGCGGCGTGCTCTTCACCGAGACCGCTACTCACTGGCTGCAAGGCGGTAGCGATGGCGACATCGAAGAAGACACCTACGACAAGTTGGTGGCTGAAGAGCTGAGCATCTTCGGTGATGGCCTGGTGCCGTACGCGGACAAAGCCAGCTACCCGATGTCCTCGATGGTCGATACCGGCTTCAGCGTTGACACCAAGCTGTTGATGGGTAACGTCATGCGCGTCCGTCCGGATGCCTGGGTCGTCGCGGCTTGCCAAGACGTCGCTGAGCCTCTGAACACCCCTGCTGAAGATTCGTCGATCGGTGCCATGCTGCGTAACTCGCTGCAACTGATCCCTGAGTCCGAGTTCTACGGTACCGGCGCTTGCCGTGCTGTGGTCATGAAGCACGCCGGTACTTACCTCGATTCCGACTACGACGGCATCCTGCCGTTCACCGTCGATTGGGCTGTGAAGCTGGCTGTCTACATGGGCGGCGCAGATGGCAAGATGAAAACTGGCTACGCCACGGACAGTGAAGACTACCGTGTGGTCAGCTCCTTCATCGAGCACAACGCTGTATTCCGTAACGTCGTTCCTCGTAATAAGGACTGGATGAACGGGATCACCAGCGCAGAACCGTACGACCACCGTGGGTCGGTGTTCTTCCCTGGCGTACAGACCATCTACCACGACAACACCTCGGTACTGAACTCGTTCTACCCGATGGCCATCTGCTGCCACTTGAACCGTATCGGTGAATTGGCATGGCGCGTGTTCACTGGCGATAGCCGTCTGACCTCTCTGCAATACGCAGACCGTGTTGACCGGTTCATCGAAGCACAGACCAAGGACTGCTACGACCTGCGCGCGGACATCACGCCTCGTTCGTACTACACCCCAGCCGACACCCGTCGTGGCTACAGCTGGCATACCGACATCGAAGGTCTGTTCGACGGCATGAAGACGGTTGAAACTCTGACCATCATCGCCGGTCGTCGGCCAGGCACAACCGGGGAGACTGCATAATGGCACGTCATCGCGACACGCTCCTGGGTAATGGCCAGGGTTACGGCGAGTACGTCAACTCGCCGATGGTGAACCTCGCGATCGGTGGGCAGAACGCCTACCAGTCCGATTTGCGGTACTTCCACGCAAACACCGACTACGTCCGTCGTAACGGCATCATGAAGATCTTGCAAGCGCCACGTGGGTTCCAGTTCCTGGACAACCCGGCGAGCTACTACAAGGCTCTGAAAGGTATCGTTGAGATGCACGCACAGACTTGGGACGGCTTCAACCGTACCTTGACCGTGAACAGCGTCGAAGGTCCTGTATCGGGTGCTGGCGAAATCCAGCACACCCCGAGCAACGTGGTGCGTCAGCGTTCTGACCCATCCATGACCGTCCGTGAGAAATACGGCCGTCCAGTTCAGCGCTTCTTCGAGAGCTGGATCACCGAGCTGATCATGGACCCGGATTCGAAAGTACCGGGTATCGCTACCCGTGCTAACGCTCCGACCGACCTGCTGCCGGACATCTACTCGATGACTTGCATCTTCATGGAACCGGACCCAACCTTCACGAAAGTGAACGCTGCCTGGTTGATCACCAACATGTATCCGACTACCGCTGGTGATTTCACCGGTCGTCGTGATAAGACCGCTGACGGCGAAGAGCTGGTACTGACCATTCCGTGGACCGGCACTGCTCAAGTTGGCCTGGCTGTTGACCGTTTCGCCCAGACCCTTCTGGACGCGATGGTTAAGACCGGTACCAACCCGAACCTGAAGCCGGCCTTCATCAATGCCGTGGACCCAGACGTACTGGCCCACAGCACTGTTGGTATCACCGAACAGATTGCGGACTTCAACCGCAACTTCATCCGTCCGTAAGGACAGAAGAAGGCAAAAAGAAAAGCATATAGCCCCAGCCTTTCGGCTGGGGCTATATGCCGTGTGCTTAGAAACGTTCAGAGAAGATCTTGAAGATCCCGTAGCGGGTTTCGATGAACCACGTCGACTCCCAGTTAGTGATCCGCTTGTAGATCACTCTGTCGTAAGGACTGTGACCCTTACGAGTATCCCACCACGCAATGTTGAAGACACGTGCCGCTGGTGACAGAAAGTCCCGTAGGTCTTCGCCCGTCTTAGGAAGCCCTACACCGTCGAGTAGATGCTCAGTGCCACACGAGTACCCAAACCACAGGGGATCGTCTTCTATGGCCCTTAGAAGCTGCTCTAGGGCTACGTCGTCGTTACTCGCCCGGCGCATCGTTCTTCACCGAACGCAGCGGAGTCACATTGTCAGGTGCTACAACGAGACCAAACGGATTGGTCAGCCCACGGCCGATGTTGGTTGGCTTGAGGACTTCAATGTTACTGCCTTCTTCGATCACCACGTCAGGGACGATGAACTCAGGGTGGACGTGTTCAGCACCGTCTGGCTGATCAGGGCAGCAGCACCCAGGACGGCCCGCAATGGAAGCCTCTTGGTGAGCGATGAGGTGGATCAGGTTACTGACCATCTCGCAGATACGGTATTCGTCGTTGGGGATGGTGTGGACAATCGCCACGGCCATGTCTTCGTGAACGGTTGCCAGCATTTCCTGGAACGGGGCTTCCTCAGGCCCAGCACGGAAACGCAGGAAGGCTACACGTTTGCCATCGACCAATTCACCCCAGCAACCGATCTCGGTGCGCATCCATGGTTCGAACAACATTTCAGGTGGAGCGCTCTCACCATTGTCGACAGTCATGCCACCAGCGTAGATGGCCTCGAAGTGTCGTGAAGCAGTGTGGGCCAATACTTCAGTCCAGAGTGCGTTGTGTACAGTTTGCATATCCCCTCCTACAAAAAATAAACCACCCAGACCTTTTACGGTCTGGGTGATGCGGACTGCTTAGTTAGAACGACTGGACAACAGTTCGCCCAACTGGGTAGCGTCGCCGAGCACTGCAAACTTCTTGGCACGGGCCTTAGGAGCGGTCTTGACCTTCTTCGGCTTGGCTTTCTCAGCCACGACCATTGGACGGTTGGACAGAGCCATCGGCGTTTTCACACGGCGCTCTGGAATGGCAGGGATGTTGGCATTGGCCGGGCTACGGCGTTCTACCATTGGCGCAGGTTCAACGTAACGAGCATCGTCGCGAGCGTCGAACTTGTTCGGAGCAGGTTTGGTAGTTTGCAGTTTCGGAGCCCAGTCACGGCGTGGACGAGAAGGGCGCTTCGAGAAGAAGAAGCCGAACGCATCACGGTAGTCGCCAGTGCACTGCATGGTAACCAACCAAGTCCCGTCAGGGTTATTGCTGTCCACCTGGAACGATGGGAACATAACCTTGGCGCAGCCGGACTCCACCATGTTGATGAACAACTGCTTGTCGTTACGCACGATGTCGTCAATGATGTCCTGCGCTTCTTGTGGCACAGTGACACCGAAGAAGAAGTTCTCTTTGTCCTTCTTCAGTTCTTCCATCGCCCGCTCACGCAAGATGGTGAAGTTGATGCAGTCGTCAGTCATGATCAGACGTTCGGTGCACTTGGCTTTGGAGATGATGTCGCTGAAGCGACGGAACTTGGCTTGCAAGGCCAGGTTCGCTTCGTAATGCTCGCCCTTCACGCCGTTCAGCGCCAGAGTCACCTTGTTGCGTTCTGGGTCTGTGCCCACGTAACGCATGCATTGCACCCAGCGCCAGCGCTTGAGGGTAGCGGTCTGTGCTTCGTACGACATGGAGAACAGCTTGAGCCATTCCATCTTCTGCTCATCGGAGATACCCGATGCGTCGATGTCGGCGATCAGCTCTTCTTCAGCCTTCTCAGCGGAGCGGTAGGTGCCAGGCGAATCGCTTTCACGATACGTCCAATCAAAGCCCAGCAACCGTTGAGCCAATACCTCTTCCTCATTCAGCTCGCGTCCCAAAGCGCGTGCGGTGAGGATGTTGTTGTAGAACTCCAGTTCCGATTCGGTCAAATGGCCCAGCATGGTGAATCCCCTTGTGGTCAAAGTAAGTAGTGACAAGCCCATCGTCTTACTAGTCATGTATCGCCGTAATCTATTGGAATCGAACGAGCATGACAAAAACAAAGCCGAGCATAAATACCTCTCAGCCGCACGCAACGGCTGAGAGGTAGGCCGCTAGGCGAGGATTACTGAGCGAAGACGCTGGTGCCAGCTTCTTGCAGGTGATCCTGGATACGCTTGAAGTTGCCGACTTTGCGGCCGATGTCCGAAACCAGTTTCAGGTTCGAAGCGCCGTACTTCGGCTTTTCTTCGGTCTGACCAGGAGCGCGAACCATGACCTGACGATCGTGCGAAGCGCGCAGCTCGTCGTTACCGGCTTTGGCGGTGATGGTGGTACGCTCCAGGCCTTTGTTGGCAACCAGGTGTTCACGGGACTTGTCGCCGTGGCCCAGCAGCAGCGCGTCAGCGAAGTCCATCACGGCAGCCTGGGATTGCTTGACGGTGTCGATGGTCAGGCCTTCAGGCAGGCAGTTTTCTTCGAAGAAAGTTTCCGGCAGGACAGCGGCGCCGTCGTCGTCGAACGCGGTGGCTTCGTTGATCTTGGTAGCGATGGCCAGGATGTGGGCTGGAACTTTGCTCAGAGGAGTGGTGGTAGACATTGTGGAGCTCCGATTTCAGGATGAGAAATTTGTATTCGAGGGTTTACTTGCACACGAGTTGTTAAGGTAGTTTTTATTTACTTCCTATACTCCCCTTGATAATGTACGGTTATCATTCTTTTGAATCGAAGAAAAAAGAAGGTGGAACGCTGGAGCCCCGTAGGACTCCAGCTTCACCAGTTACTTCTGGGCTGCACGCAGCTTGGCTTTCAGAGCGATGTTCCATTCGTTCAGCAGGTCTGCTTGTTCCGCTTGTTCACGGGACATGGTCAGCAGAGCGACGACTGGATCAACCTCGATCGGCTTCAGCTCAGCAGCAGCCTCAGCGGCGACCGCAGCCACTGCCGGAGCAGCAGGTGCTTTAGGCGCGCGGTTCTTGAAAGCTTTGAAGCCGCGGTAGCCGCCGTAGCCAACTACTGCACCGCCCACGACCGCACCAGCAGCCAGGACAGGGTTTGCTTTTACAACTTCCAGAACTACGTTGCCAGCAGCTTTGATGGTTTCGATGATCGACATGGTGAATCTCCTACAAGGGTTTGGGATTAGGTTGTGACGCAGGGTTAGACAGTCTGGTTCTTACGAGCGTTACGTTTGTCAGCGAGCCAGCAGATCACGCCGAACACGACGCCGAAAGCCAAGACTACAGACAGATCAATCAGCGGGTTAGACGTGATCATGTTGGTTATTCCTTATACAGCGGCAGTTGGGTTAGCGCGAGCGCGCAGGGTTTCTACTTCTTTCTTCAGGTCTTTGCCGTCGCGACGGCATTTCATGAAGATCGC